GCTGTATTTCATATTCTTCCGCTATGTTTACTAGCCCCCATATTTCAGAGGGCTAGGATATTAATTTATTAAGGTAAGTATGCGTCTATACCTTCAACGTATGCTCCCATACCTAATAGATCACCAATAGATTTTCCAGGGAATATATCTAATTTACCATTTTTTATTTGGTTCATTAAATTATTAGCGATTTCTGCTAATTCATCGGGCATATTTGTCATTGGAGCCATTTTTACCATTCCAGTATCCATGCCACCCCAAGTGTCAGCCATTTCCCAACTTCCGTCAAGTACTGCTTGTACTCTGGCTACATAATAAGGACCCCAATCATCAATGATCGCAGTCATCTGAGAGTCAGGTGCAAAGTGATGCATGTCAGAAGCCTGTCCAAATCCTAAAATTCCTTCAGCCTGAGCAACTTGAAGAGGTGCAGTTGAGTCTGTGTGTTGAGTTATGATATCGGCTCCTTGAGATATTAATACACTAGCGGCATCTCCTTCTTTTGCAGGATCGTACCAAGTGTTGACCCATACAACATCGATATCAAAGTCAGGATTTACTGAAGTAGCACCAAGATAAAATGCATTAATTCCTCTTACAACTTCAGGAATTGGAAAAGATGCAATATAGCCTGCTTTTCCTACTTTACTCATATGACCAGCAATAACACCTTGAACATATCTTCCTTCATAAAATTTAGAAGAATAGATTGACATATTAGGTGCAGTTTTATAGCCCGTTGCGTGTTCGAACTTTACATTTGGAAAGTCGTTAGCAACTTTTAACATTGCTTCCATATAACCAAAAGAGGTTGCAAATATAATATCTGTTCCACTTAATGCCATTTGACGCATAACTCTTTCTGCGTCTGGACCTTCGGGTACATTTTCAACGAATGTAGTTTCTACTTGATCGCCGAATTCATTTACAACTGCAAGACGACCTTGATCGTGCATATATGTCCAACCGTGGTCACCCACAGGTCCTACATAGATAAATCCAACTTTTACTTTATCATTTCCCGCGTATGCAGAAAAAGCTAAAGCGATTGGCAGTAATGCTACTGCTAAAGCCTTAATAATATTTTTCATAAATATCCTTTCGAGGGGGTTAAGACAGGATCGTAAGGAGATACTCTGCCGGTTAAATTTGACGCCATCTTTAAACTTAGTGGAAAAGTTGACGCCTATCATATTCTCTCTTTGTGCTAAGCAATAAATCAACATAATTATCTCTATGTTCTTTAAACACAAGAGGTTCATGATTATCTACATCCATGACAATAACGGTATTCGTAATTGGCATGCCTGTTCTTTCTTCAAACATAATAGCGTAGCCCGACATTTGTGCAAAATAGTTCGGAACTTTTTCTTTTGTCTTTGGCCAACGCGATGTTTTAAAATCTACAATTGAAGGTACTCCATCCCATTCAGCTACACAGTCAACACGACCAGCAAGACCAAGATGGCGACTATAAAGAGGAGTTTCGAGGCCAAAGATCCTTCCGATAGATCGATCAAGAATAGGCCGCAAGTTTTCAAGACTTTGCCTAATATGCGGGAGATAGTTCGTTGTATCTTCATTTTGTAAATACCTTTCTATAATTGCGTGTACTTCTGTACCACGGCTTGAAGCTTTACGCCCAATTCTATTTGCTTCATCGTCACCAACACGTTTACGCCAGGCAGCAATTGCTTCTTCATTTATAATACTAAGAACCGTAGTAATACTGGGATAAAGATTACCATTAGGATCATTGTAAGTTCTACCCGAGGAGGTAGTTGTAGCTATTAAGTCATCATATCCGAGATCAATTTTTTCATGTATAAACTCCATTATTTAAGTCCATCATAAATTTCGCCATCAATAGTATGCTCTATATCCAAGTCTTCTATTGTTAAAACTGCTTTGACTTTATAATTAACACCTTCTGGACTTCCTTTATCTCTCCAACCCGATTCTATTTGTTGTTGAGAAGTAACTCCAACTTGTTTTAGAAATTTACGAATTGACATATTTAGTTCATCATTCATTATCTAAGTCCTAACATTTCTTTAGTCATAATATAATCTCTAAGGAAGTCAGATCTAACAATATCATCCCATCCAAATTGAATGGTATTAAAATTTTTCATTTGATCTACAATTCTCATAAACTTAACAACTCCATCTCTTTCGCCGCCTTCTTTAAAATCTGATTGTAAAAAGTCACCGGCAAAAATAACTCTACAATTGTTTCCAACTCGAGTCATAACAGAATCAAGTTCATGGAAATTTAAATTTTGCATTTCATCTACAATTACTACAGAATTATCAATAGTAATACCACGAATAAAAGATGTCGTTAAAAATTCTAATTGATTGCAACGTACCATTCTTTTATATGGTTGATCACCTCCAATTATTTCTTCTACAATCGATTTATACGGTGTTTCAAATACTTCTTTCTTTTCTTCAACAGTGCCGGGTAAGAATCCCATTTCTCTTGTGGGTACTACAGAACGAAAGATTACAATCTTTTGTTGTGGTGTTTGTTTATTAGTTATAGCCTCCATAGCAAGATACAAAGCTAAAAATGTTTTTCCAGTACCCGCAGTGCCAACTAGTGCTAAATTATCATCATCCTCCCAAGATTCGAATGCCATCTTTTGATTATCAGTTAGAGGATCATAGCGATGCAATTCTTCTTGCTTTACTGCCGCTGTTTTCATTTTCTATCCATACTGCGCGTATATCATAATTGCTATTAAAAATACAGCAATTGCTATAATATAAAAATCGTTAGGATCTTTGTTGTCCCAATAACTCATATTTTTATCGTATTACCTCTACCAGAGGTTTTTTTAATTTCTTTTAGTTTATCTTTAAAGCCATCAGGCACTTTACTATGTAGGCTGCCTACGCCAGTAACAATCTGTGGTGCAGTAATTACATGAATAAGATCTGGATCAGATACAAGCATTTCTTGCAATTCATTATATTTACATATTACATCATAAATTTTTTGAGTTGATTTATTACGCAGCGTGTATGTTGGCATATTCTTTTCCTTTAAACCATTCAGGTATATTGCGTTTTGTCCAAACCATTTTAAAACGATCCTGCTTTGTTTGATAAAATGCTCGATAGGCTTTAACTGGATCAACTAATGCAATACATTCTGGATTTGATTTCATAGCTAGTTCAAACGGTGTTTGGTTTCCATGTGGAATATTTTCCGGCAAGTGACAAAGAATATCACGTAAGTCTTTGTCGCATTTATGAATTTTCCCGTATCGATACGTATACTCATCACAAAGAGCAATAAAATGATTGTAGTGCCAAAAATAATTGTCACTACTTACCATTGTCCATTTTGTACATGGATGATTCGTATGCACTGCTTTGTGAAGAATATTTTCCCAATTATGATTAGGATGTGCCCAATACTTGATCATAGTCTTACCAGACTTTGATGGTCGGCGAGTTGGTTCGCCATCTAGAATACGATGAGCAGTAGACATCATTTGTGCAGATTCCACAACCATTTTAGGTACATGCTTATCACATTGTGATTGTGCAGCAATAACCGGATTTTTGTCTAGAATAAATAAATTCATTATGAAATATCCCTGTCAACGTAGATATATTTAAAAGCAACCTCCATATGAAGCTCCTAATAATTATTATATCAATTTGACAGGGACATGTACACTCCTATTTTTTCTTTTAAGTTGAATATTTAACATCAGCGATTCGACGTTTCAAGAAATCTTGTTTTCGAAGTATTTTTCTCATTCTGTCAAAGTTTCCTTTTTTCTCAAGTTTCTTCGCATAAATTTCTAAGTCTGTTGCGTCTTTTTTAAGTCTTTCAAGCTGAGCTAATACCATGTGTACTTTCTCCAAGGGTTAATGTTTAAACCCCTAATCTCTCAACAACCCAGGAAAAGCCTCCTCTACCATTGGTCTAGAGAGACCAGCAGGTTTCTCTTTATTAATCATACCAATAACAAGCTTTGCATCTTCAGGATGCACGCCTTCGATCAAACCTATAAACAGATTTTCGCGTTTAAACGCAGGAAGTTTATCTCCTTCGCCTCCTTTAACAAAATACGCGAATTTTTTATTTTCTCTAAGTAAATTTGCTGGATGTGATGCAGCTTCGGCTGGCGTGTATGGTGGCTTACCTGGCGGTAAATTCCACTTGACTGTAGAATCCATAGAGCCTCTAATAATATCTTTTAGCGCCCAACTTTCGTTGTCTTTTAAGATTTTAATTTTGTCAGCCTTATTTCTCTTTTTATTTGCTTCATCTAAAACTTCATAAACATATTGTTTCATTAAATAAACTCCTGTGCACTTTCAATCAAACGGTTCATCCTATTAGCAACCAGGTAGGGAAAAACCTTTCCCTTATTGTTCCAAGGATCTTGTTCTTCAAAATTATTTATAATGTTACGCTTTAGATCTTTTGGCGTTTTTGTTAAATCAATAAGCGTTTCATTACGTTGATAATTGCGATACCAAGATGCTGCATATAGAAGTTCGCCTTCATCAAGATCTTCTATAATTGCTTCTTTCTTTTTCTTAGAAAGTGGTGTTTGTCTACGACCTTCTACTAATGTATCATCATCTGATAGCACATTAGGAACCCCATCGCCTGTATCGCCTTGTAAAATCTTA